TTCTATATCCTAGAAGACCTGCACCTATACCTACAAATATTATAGATTGAGTTACTATATCAACGTTTTGGTTTAGAAACATTTTATCTATACAGCCTAAAAGGAAACAAATACCACCAACTGCTATTATATAAAGTCCAGCAGTACCAGTAGCCGATGTTTTTCCGTTTGAATTGGATGTTAACTGACCAAAGCTAAATTTTTCAGTATCAAACCCAAATTTTTTTGTTGTCTTTTTCATAATTATTTTTTCTGATATATATTATACAGAAAAATTTTTCTAATGTCAGCAGAATCAATAGAATTTACATCGATAGGAAATTATAGAATAATCTCCTGGAGCGATTCGTTTAAAAATGTCACAAATTTTAACGGATGGATAATAGACACCGAAGGTGAATCGTTTCCACACATTTACTTATATCTAGAATATAGATGGAGTATCAATGGATCAAATTGGTCGTTGTGGACTCATCTAGACCAAGAATCTATAGAGGGATTATCTCTATCACCAGATTCTCCATTTTGGATTGAAATAAGAATGACTGCTGTATCTGATGAGGACTCTAGTCCTTATTATCCACCAGGAACACCGTTAAGCCCTCCAATAATACTAAATGATTTTGAATTAGATCTTAAATATAAATCTGTTGATCCTAGGGATCTTATGAGAGCTCCCGTTCCTTTATTAGGTAAAGAACTTTCTAATTATCCAGTAGTATTTAATAATTCAGCTTATACGTTTAGACCATATGAGATAAACAGAGCAGTAAACCTTTACCAGGATTTAAGTAATATGGTTAATGATGTATTTGGGCACGAATCTATTTATTATTCAGTTCAACCACAAGGGAGAGGTAAAGATGTTGTAATAAAAGAATATACTATATTTAATGTTGTTTCTGAAAAATGCGTTAAGATAATGGTTCCCGGAAACACTTTCCCTGATGCTTCTATTAATTTTGACAGCTTCGGGTTAAACTTTCAACAGCCATTTGAGGTTCACATAGATAGAAGATATTTTGAAAGCATATTTGGAAAAGGATCACAGCCTAGAAAGAGAGATATAATATTCCTACCAACCACCAATAGAATTTATCAAATAGATTCTATGTACGTTTTTAAGGATATAAATAACGTTCCGGTATATTTTAAAGTTCAGCTTGTTAAATACGAGATCAGAAAAAATACAAATTTTATAAACAAAGATGCGGAAACTGATCTTCATGATTACACAGTAAACACGGAAAAATTATTTGGCGAGGAAGTAAAGGATCAGGAAACCGACATAACTAAGCCACAACAATTTGCAGTAAATTCTCAAAGAATGGATGAAGATCCTATAAGAGCTTATTTAAGCAGAAACTTGCCAATAATAGAAAATGAACTTAATAACAATTGGACAATAGTTTTTAACCATTATTACGATCTAGATAGGTTATTTGTTGATGATCCAGATATAATGAATCAAACATCACCGCAATTGAATAACGAAGAAAAAGATGCAGTCAGATGGAAAGCACCTTTATCTTTTTCTAGCGGAGAGGAAAGATCATTTATGTGCTGGTTTAGGCTTAGAAATTATTTAGACAAAAGCAAATTAGTTCCTAAAGCATCTCCTAAATTATCAGTAACTATAGACACGATAAACCCAGATAATATAATTTACACAACATATCCTATACCACATAAATTAACAATGGGTAATAACCCAGACGGTTATGTTTCTATATTAGCTGATGGTACAAGAAGTGGCGGATTTGAGATAATTGAAATATTAGACCAATATAAATTCAGGGTAACAGATAATGGATCTGCAGCTCCTGGAAATACATCTGGATGGAAGATGCAAAAAGCACAGAAAAGAACATTAATCGATGGATATCATAACGGGACTGGGCTTCTTCTAGATATTATATGGAGTGGATCTAATATAGAGGACTTAAAGGCCACAACAAACTTTATTCAGACAGGAAGTTTTAGAATGAAGATAAATAATCTAGAAGTTTATTCCCCATTTGGCGCAGGTATATCAAGCACACTAGGAAATTTTATACCATCTGCAGATGATTGGTTTGGTTTTGTATTCAATTTCTCTAATGTGTTTAGACAATACTCTATGAGAGTTTGGAAATTAACATATGATCCGGACAACCCTTTAACTCAAACTTCAGACCTAAGTTTAGTTCATGCGATGGATGGTATTACAAACAGAGAATACACCTATTCAATAGCTGAATCTATTGAAACAGATTACGACAGTCCTTTCTATGGAACTAATAATTATTCATATAGAACTAAATCCTCACCTATATGGATAACTAATTTACGTATGTTTAAACAAATGGTTGAGGATGAAAAGCAATCTGCTATATTAAATCAAAATATAGTTGATGATGCTAGGCTAGCTATTATAATAGATAATGCTAAACCGCAATTGAAATTACCTAAAGTGGCTAGAAACAGATAATTTGAAATTATGCCAAGAAGAAAACCAAAAAATCATGACCTGTCTAAGGAGCAGGAAATGCAATTAAAAGATAAACTGGACAGTATAATTTTAGCTGATGATATGTTAGCTGGATTAGAAATGCCAGATATTCCACCTATTAAGGAGCCTAGAATACTTAACGTAAATACAGTTAAGAGTGAAGTTGAAACTGAAGCTAGATCTATCTTAGAGTCACTATCAAAATTCTATAATGATTTTGAAGATGTAGACGATGAAAATTATTTAAAGAAGAAGCAAAAAATAGATGCTTTGAATATATCAACGTTAGCTTTTCAAATAAGAACTGCACAGCATGCTATATCTAAAATAATAGAAGAAATAGATAGTGGAAGAGTAGAGAGAGGTTTGTTTGAGGTTTTAGCTCAGCTCCAAAACCAGTTAATGCAAATGCCTAAGAATTTTTCTACCTATATGAACCAAATGGAGAAGAACTACAAAGAGTTAAAGGCTGATAAAGACAAAGCTCCAGGTAACATCTCTATGGATGAAAATGGAAAGATAATCGACAATTTAGAGAATTCGGAAACTCTAAAAGTCCGAGGTACTAAATCTTTAATGGAAAGTTTACAAAATTCTATTAAAAACGCTCCAAAAATAAAAGAAGCTGAAATAATAGAAGAAAAAATAGCTGATGATTTAATAAACCCAAGAACTAAGAAAGTTACCTCTGATTTAGCTGGCCCTTCAGATGATGATATAGATTTTGAAATAGAAGATGACTTATTTGAATAATTATGGCAGAGATAAGAGACAATGTATGGAACAGTAAGAGGGTTGAAAATTTACTCTACGATGCTGAAGAGAATGGTATAGACTATAAAGAAGTAGACAATCCATTTCATGAGAATGAGCCAGAATTAAGAAAAGGGCAGATAATATTCGAATACACGGAGGAAGAGCTTGACGAAATAAAGAGGTGTGCAGGGGATGTTGTTTATTTCGCAGACACTTACTGTAAGGTAATGACCGATGATGGAATTAGGAAAATAAATCTTAGAGATTATCAGGTACAGATCCTAAACCAATATCAAATACATAGAAAAAATATATTCGTATCTCCTAGACAATCTGGTAAAACCATTACATCATCTATATTCTTGTTATGGTATCTTCTATTTAATTATGAGAAGAATGCCATGATTATGGCAAACATTGGAGATACTGCTGCGGAATTAATGGACAAGATAAAGGTTATTATGAAAGGGCTTCCCTTCTTCTTAAAACCCGGGCTTCTTGTTTATAACGTGATGACTATGAAGTTCGATAACGGTTGTAGAATAATGGCAAAAACTACAACTAAAACATCATCTATCGGTTATACTATTCATCTGTTATACATGGATGAGTTTGCTCACATTAATCCCAACTTTATAAACCAATTCTTTAAATCTGTTTATCCTACAATATCATCATCACAAATTGCAAGGGTTATTATAACATCAACTCCTAATGGAATGAATAAATTCTATGAACTTTATAAAGGAGCAATTGAGGGGGAAAATGAATTTAATCCAATTAGGGTCGAGTGGTGGCAAATACCAGGAAGGGATGAAGAATGGAAGAAAAAAGAAATTGCTGCTCTAGGATCGGAAGAGGACTTTAACCAGGAATACGGATGCCAGTTCCTTTCTTCTTCCAGATTATTATTAGATCACAATACACTTAGAAGGATAAAAGGTAACGAGAAAGATTTCGTACATCACGAATTGGTAGCTTTTGAAAAATCCCATGTTAGTTACAGGGATCTTGTATGGCACCCTAAATTTAATCCTGATATAATAGGGGAAAAAGATAACATCAAATTCTACATCTCTATAGATACTGCAGGAGGTGGTGGAGGTGACTATTCTGTAGTAAATATATTTAAGGTTAGTCACATGCCTTTAGAGATAATCAAAAATAAGAAATTTTTCGAGGATGAATCAGATTTCTTCTGTCTCTTACAGATTGGAATTTTTAGATCAAATACTATTCCTATAGAAGAATTAAAAGAACTTGTTGAGATATTATGTATACATGTATTAGGAGCAGATAATGTTAGAATAGTTCTAGAGATGGATTATAAAGGTGAGCTTCTTTATAATAAGCTTAGTGATTCTGAGGACCTTTATGATGAAATGTTTGTTTTTACCAAGCATTCCGAAGCTTCTACCAGACTAAAGCCTGGTATTAAATTGACAGTAAGGAACAAGGAAAAGTATTGCTACGATCTAAAAATAAACGCAAGAGCTGGTAAAATAATACCTTCCGAGAAGAATACAGTGCACGAGCTAGCTAATTTTGGACAAACCCCATCAGGATCTTTTAGTAGTCAAATAGGTAAGGATGATATAGCTATGACCCTAGTAAATTTAAACTGTATATTCGATACTGATGATTTTTTAGAATCTGTAACAGAAATATATGATACACTCCCAGCAAACATAAAAAAGATAATTGATGATAAATTAGCATCTCCCGACGCTCAAGAAAACTTAAATTCCCCGATATCTAATTATACTTTTCTTAATGGTCTCCTTGATTCCTAGAAAAATTGTGATATATACTTATAGATAAAAGAAGTACTATTCATCATAATACTTCGAATATAAAAAATAAAAATATAAGATGGCGAAACAAGTTAAACTTGATCTATCAGTCTTCAAAGCTTCTGGGGTTTATACTTTGGAATTTGATGCTTCGGAAAACATAATCATTAACCCACAAACCGTGCGTTTAGTGGTTGGTTATTCAAACATCGGTCCATTCAACACACCAGTTTATTGTCCGGACGTTTCGACTTTCCAGACTGTTTTTGGTGACATTGATAGAACTTCAGAGAAAAAAGGTTCTTTCTTCCACAGATCTGCACTCACTTGCTTACAAAGCGGGCCTATCTTTGCAATAAGTCTTAGATTATTAAACAATACTCTTGACGTAAATGGTGATCCTGATTATGCAGCAGGAGCTGATGTTGCAAGATATAGAGCTTTCTCTGTAGATACTGAGGAAGATAATGGTGCTAGTTACAAAACTGGATATTCAGATCCTTTAACAAAACAAGATAAATTATTATCTTCTTACTACAACAAAGAGAAATTCTGGTTCCCAGACACAAACTATTTTGTTGCAACACAAGACAATTCAGGTTCAAGACCTGATAAACAAAAACTATTAAGTTTTGTTAACTTAGGTGAAAACAAAATGAGTTTAATAGTTAGAAAATCTTTAGATTCTAGAATTCCTTTAAAAGGTTTTGATATCACTGCAAGAGAATACTTTGGAGCTGCTAACGTACCTTCTTATATGAATCCTTACGATTATATCTCAGATTGGTTCATCGATGTGATAGCAGTAACTGGTAACTGGACAGATTACCAAGCTCTTTCAAACGATCCGCTTTACAGTGCATATTTTACATCAAAAGGATTTATTAAATCTAAGATTGACGATTTCTTATCTCTTAATTCAGTAAACATCGTATTAACTGCAACAGGATGTTTAATACCTGGATTCTTAGATCAAAATGGATCTTTAAGATACATCCAAACATTAATTAACAATCAAGTACAAACTACAGGTTTATTATGTTCTGTTAATGAGGATGCTTTAGATAATATTGAAAATAATACAAGTGTTATTGATTTAGTAGGTCACCATTTAGTAGATGAGTCAACTATAGATGCTGATATTGTTAATCCAAAAGAATTAGATTTCTTATCTTATTCTCAGGCATTAACTGCGGATTTCCAATATTTTAAAAATATTGACGGATCTACTACAGGAACAGAATTAGAGGATGGTAATTCACCTAGCTGGATTTTACCAGAAACTGGTACTTTATTAAATGACACAGTATTAAGTTCTACTGGTTCAGGTATCGAGGAAACTGATTTTGAGATATTCTCTTCTGCTTCTACATCCAGAGATGGCGGACAGATTTTTTTACAAACTAAATTCATCAACTCAACTACACACGATTCACAATTAGAGCTTCTTTGGGATTTCGTAAATCCTACAGTTTCTGAGCCTGTTGAAAGATGGGTATTAGGGAAAGTTACTTCTTTACCTGCAGGATTAGCTGACTATCAAGGTTTTGTACTAGGGGACTTAGTTAAATTAAAAGTAACAGAGATTAAATATGTTACTAATGGTTCATTATCAGCTGCTGTTAAAAAACAAATAAGATTAAAATTATCACATCCTTTAGTTGGTTCAGGTGCTTCTAATACATATGTTGAACCTTGGGCAGATACTAACAAGAACTCTACTAATTCTTACCAATTAGGTAAAGCAGATTATTTTGATCGTGACGATGTTTATTCTCCAGGTACTGGTATTGATAGCTATTATGCTTATGAAGCTTCTGCTGCTTACCAAGATTACAGAAAAGGTAATATCGGTGATGCAGATAACGTATGGTTAGATGATAATGGTACAAGTTTATCTTATATTAAATTCGAAAAAGTTATCGATAGAGATGGTTTTAACGCATTAACTATTAGAACTTATCAAGATATAGCTTTAACACAGCTTACTGCATCTTTACCTAACTGGGATTCTACTTATATAAGTTCTTTACCAGTAGGAACTAATCTTAGTCAAGGTACTTCACTTAATATAGTAGCTACTTCAGGTAATTTATATGATTACATTTCTATTAATTCGCAATTATTACCTAACGTAATAGAAATTTCAGAATCGATTGCTCTTAGCACAGGTATTAAGGTTGGTAACTTATTAGTATCAACTGACACTCAAACTTATGATAACCCAGCAACGGAAAACCTACAATCTAGATTAACTAGAGTATTAGAGGTTAAGACAGTAAAATCTTCGGCTTCTCCTGGTACAAACGTTGTACAAGTTAAAACTGAAAGACCTGTTAAGCTTTATCCAGGATCAACAACAAGAGTTCTTAAGTTCAAAACTATTCAAGAGTTTGTTAGAACTTTTAACTTCACATACTTACCTGGTACAGCTATAAAAGATGCTTCTAAACCTAATGGAACTGAGACTAGATTAAATGCAATATTAGATGTTATGTATAACACTAACATTGCTAGAACTTTAGCTGACGTTGATATTATTACTTTCAGATATATCATCGATACTTTTGACGGTGGTGTAGGAGCAAATTCTAAATATCAGCTTACTAAGCTTGCTAAGATGAGACAAAAATGTATGGCTATTTGTAATATTCCTTCTATGAAGAAATTCTATGAATCGCAAGATCCTATCTTTACTGATAAGCCTACAGCAATTGACCCAGCTCCAATTTTACAAGCTAGATATATTGCTGATGGAGGTAACTTAAGTTTAAATCCTTCGTTCACTTACTCATTACCAGATGAGGACTTAGGAGCTAAATTCTCAGGTTTCTTCGGACCTTTCTTAACAATAAGAGAGAACGGTAAAAACCTTAATGTACCACCAGCTGCTTACGTATCTAATAACTTCATCCGTAAATTCGTTACAGGTGAACCTTACTCAATCGTAGCAGGGGTTAAAAGAGGTATTTTATCAGCAGGTAACTTAATAGGATTAGAATACGACTTTGATATTCAAGATAGAGAATATCTAGAGCCATTCGGAATAAATCCTATTATTAGAAAGAAAGGAGTTGGTATTGTTATATACGGTAACCAAACAGGATACCAAAGAACAAACAGTGCATTCAATAACTTACACGTAAGAGATTTATTAATCACAATTGAAACTGGTATTGAAGAAATCCTTGGAAACTACGTATTTGATTTCAACGAAGATTCAGTAAGACTTGAGATTAAAACGTTAGTAGATAATTACTTAACAGGAGTAAGAGCAGTAGGAGGTATTTATAATTACTTAAGTATTATGGATTCTTCTAATAATACTCCAGCAATTATAGATCAGAACTTGGGTATAATTGACGTAATTATTGAACCTGCAAGAGGTATCCATAAATTCATCAATAGAATGACGGTAACTAGAACAGGAGGTATTTCTTCTGGAGGATTTATTCAATTCACATAAAATTTGATAGAATTTATATAAAAGAAATATATAAAATAAAACAAAATGGCGGGATTACCACACTATACAAGTTCAAAGGCTTCAATAGATAAATTTGAGCCAATATTCCTAAACCAATTTGAGGTATCGATAACACCGCCTACGGCGGTGGTACCGCCTCAAGGTAACCCAGGTAACGGAAATATATTATTGGAGCAGGTTAAAGCTATAAGAGGATTACAAGTGGACCAAAATCCAGGAGAGGTTTCTCAATCTTACAAATTTGCTAAAAGATACTATGCAGGTCCAAAACCTCCAAAAACAGGTGTAGACGTTGAGATAGAATTTGAGATAAACTTAGACACTAATAATTCAATGTACGTTTTTAAGACGTTACGTCAATGGTCAGATTTAATCTATAACCCATTAACTGGTGCTATGGGACTTAAGAAGGACTATACAGGTAATATTTTAGTTAATGTATTTGATAAATCAGGTGCTATATTCAGAAAGATAAATCTTAAAGATTGTTTTCCTATTTCACCGATTACAGAAATGCAATTAAATTACACACAAGGAAATATTTACACACTATCATTAACTTGGGCTTGTGATTATTTCGAAGATGTGTTTATATAATATAATAATAAGAAATGGCAGGATTACCACACTTTAAATCATCAAAAGCTGCAATGGAGGCTTACGAACCGGTTTTTCTTAACCAGTTCGAAGTTATTATAAACCCTCCTACTGCAGTATCTAACCCACAAGGTAATGGGGGTAGAAAATTACTAGTTGAAAATATAATCGGTATTACTGGGTTATCAGTAGATAAAAACCCTGGTATAGCTACACAGAACTACAAGTTTGCACAAAGAAGATATGCTGCAGCTGCAGTAGATGATACAGCAATAAAGCTTAAGATAGATTTTGAAGCAAACTTGAATAAGGATAATAGCAACTACGTATTTAAAACATTACGTCAATGGTCGGATTTGATCTATAACCCATTAACTGGTGCTATGGGTATCAAAAGAGACTATGCAGCAGGAACTTATATCTTAATATCAGTATTTGATAAAAAAGGAGATGTTTTCAGAAGAGTTAAATTAATTAATTGCTTTCCTACAGAACAAATTCAGGCAATGCAATTAGATTACGGAAATGGTAATACACCTTATAAGGTAAGTATGTCATTCAGATGTGACTATTTTGAAGATGTTTTTAACTAATAAAAATCAATAGAATATATAAATGGAGGCTCAACAAAGTCTCCATTTTTTGTTTATATTAACAAAAAATGTTCAACATTAAATAATATGGACGAGGACCTTAGTGAAAGGAATAGTACAAAAAAGATTAGCCTCAGTATCATTAGTATTAGCAACATTCTTCAATCCCTTCGGATTCGATATCCTTTTTGCCCTAATACTAAAATGGACAAAGTCCTATTGGGCTACAGTACTCGTTTTTTATGCCCTTTCGGCTTTTTTCTTTGGGCTTTACTTTTTTTTCTCTTATAGGGAGAAACTTTTAAAAAAACAAGAGTAGAAAATATATGGAAGATGGAGATTTAACACTAATGGACGAGCTAAACAGAAGGGAAGCTCAGTCTAAATTTGAATACGATCCTACCGAAAAGGAGGAAATAAATGCAGAAATACCTGACTGGATACCAGAATTCAGAGAGGAAACACAAGAGGATGTAGATAACGATCCACTAAGAAAAAATTTACAAATCGAAGAACCTGTAGGACTTGGAAAAGCATCATCTGTAAGAAATCCTATGTCTCTAGAGAATGGATGGAAAAATATACCTCTGGATATATTACCCTCAGAAGGATTTGGATATCCTCCAGGATTTGAAATAGTTATAAGACCAGCTGATGTTGGAGAGATAAAACATTACTCTACTATTGATGACGAAGATAGAATAGATCTTGACGAAAAAATGAATTACATTTTATCTAAATGTATGAAGATTAAATGGGACGGAGGATACTTAAGTCACTTAGATCTTTGGTACGAGGATAGATTCTTTGTTATTATGTCAATTAGAGATCTTACTTTTGTAAAAGGAGAGAATAGAATAATGCTCCCGCTAAATAAAAAATGTAAAGGAGAAAAATGTAATCTTGCAGACCAAATAGAGCTAAAATCAAATATGCTTAATAGCTTTAAAATGGATCCTGAATTAGTGAAAAGATACGCTAAAGAAGATTACACTTTCAAATTAGTTCCAAAAGACGGATCCCCTGAAATGTACCTTTATATTCCTACAGTAGGTGTAACAACCGAGTGTAGAAAGATCTTAAAGAATAAGAAAATGCTCGGTAAAAAATACGACGAGAGTTTTGCTGAAGTTTGTACTTATGTTATACCTGATTGGAGAGAACTTAACGAACAAACTTACGATAAATACGAAAGGGCATCTCTTGAGTGGACAAAAACACAATTTTTTATAGCCGATCAGATAAGCAAAAAAATCAATTTTGCTACTAAAGCTGCAATTTACACTACATGTAATAGCTGTGGAGAGGAGGCCACAGCAGAAATAAGGTTTCCCGGAGGGTACAGATCCCTTTTCATTATTTCAAATATCTTTGAGCAACTTCTATGATATTAAATTCAGACTTTGGGAAGAATTTAAACTCTCTATAGATTCTTTAGAGAAATTACCTTTCTACGAATATCAAATCTACATAGATAAGCTAAACGAGAAAATTGAAAGGGAAAATAATAAGAAGGAGCAGGGGGATTTAGTAGAAGCTTTCTCTTTAACCAAGACTAAAATATAGTGTTAATTGTATTTTGAGGTATATAATAAAATAATCTTTTATTTTGGCAAAAGGGGAAAAAAATCCTAAGGATATAGAATTTAAAGCTGAAAAAGCTTTAGACAGAGCTAAACTAAACTCTGACGTAATGAGTAATAGGCTTTCTAGTGCTGAGGGAAACGAAGTTAGAAGTGTAGATAAGGTTATAAGAGAAGCTAGAAGATATTACGGGGAATCTTATAGAGGAGAATTAGGAAAAATAGATCCTGCATATGCTGAAGACTCTTTTTATGACTATTCTAATAATAATGCACCAGCGGATAACACAGTAATAGCTAAAAAAATAGATTCCGGTGAAGCCATAACAGGTAAAGAAATATCTAAAATGGCTGAGGATTCAGCTAAAAAAGCTTCTGAATCTGTAAAAGAACTAAAAAGTAGCGAGGTAATAAAGATAATAGAAAGAGTCGGTATTGATAATATTGAAGGAGCTGATAAATATTACGAATTAGTTGAAAAGTTCGATGCAATATTAGAAGATACAACATATTCATACGCTAAAGCATTACAAGGACTTAAGAATTATCTAGCAAATAAAGAGGAACCGAAAGGTAAGGATTTATTAGAATTGAATGCTATAGTATCAATGCTAGCATCAGTTTTAAAAGAAAACGGATTTAAATCTGAATCCATAGATAAAGAGTCTGCTGATTACATAAAAAAGATAGAACTTTTTGCTGCATCTGATACTGAAGATTCTTTAGAGGGGAACAAAGAAAAAGAAAAGGGCAAAGAAGAAGTAGCGGAAGCCGTAATAAAGACGGAAGAAAATAAATTAGCAGAGTCAGCACAGAAAGAAAATAAGGAACCGGAAACACAAGCCAATACTGCTGTTACAGAAAAAAAATCAGAACAATCTGCTGAGGATGCTTTATTAGTTAGTAAATCAGGATCAGCTGTTACTGAAGAACCTAAAAATAAGGTAGAAGAACAGAAGTTAGAATCAGTAATAGAAAAGCCAGAATCTAAAAAAACCGAGGGAAATACACCAGAAATAAAAGAATCTCCTAAAACTACAGGTGAGCAAACAAAAGGCCCTGAAGTTTCTAAGACTGAAACCCCATTAGAAAAAAGCTCAGAATCTCCAATCAAAGATATATTTAAAGGAACATTCCTGGAGGGACTAATGGGTACAATAAAACCTGAAGGAGATAAAAAAATTGAGGAAAATAAATCAGTAGTAGAGAATTTACCTGCAGATCTAATTAAGCCATCAGAGGCTAAAGAACCTGGAAATAAACTAGAATCAACTACTGCAAACCCTGAAAGTTCTACTGGGCCCACAGCAGCACCAGCACCAACGGCTACAGTTACGGAAAATAAATTGGAGACCCCTTCAGCAACAGTTGAGGAGAAGCCTTCCAATAATAATTCTGTAGGTGTTAATGAAGCTCCTAAATTAGAGTCTTCCAAAATTGAAACATTAAAGCCTCTTCCACTGGCTCCTCTAGATATCAAAGAAAATATGAATCTAGCTGTAGAAAAACCAGATACTAAACCAGTTGAAAAGAAAAAAGGTAAAATAGCTTCCGCTATTTCTAGGGTAATTGAAAAAATCAAAGATAAACCTGAAACTATTTCAGAAGATAAGAGTATAAAACTAGCAGAACCACAAAAATTATCTGTTAAAGCTCCGGAGATTAAAAAAGAGGAATCTAAAACATCTCCGATAGAAACTGATAAACCCAAAGAAATTGAACAAAAACCAATTGCTTCGGATTCGGAAAAAACAGAAAAAAGTGTATCTGCAGAAAATAAAACTACAAACGATAAAGAAATTAATGTTGTAGTTGACAATAAGTCTCTTGAAGAAAAAATGGATCATATGATAGCTTTGTTATCTATGCTTAATGAAACTCTCCAAGGGCCTTTACTTGTGTCAAGTAACAACAAAAATTTTGAATAAATTTTTTTAACTTAAAAATGTTAATAAAAGAAGACATTAAATGTTTACTTTAAAACTTTAAGTTATTATGTTTGTATAAATAAAAATAGTAATTAATTAAAAACAAATAAATATGACACAGAATTACGAAATCGCTGGAGAATTAAGAAAGGAGACTTTATCTTTTCTTGAAAGTTATGGAAATTATAAAGAATGTTTGGAAATTTTAAGCAACACGGAAAAAAATGATTTTTCAGAAGAAGAAATCAACACAATTTTAAATCTGTTAGGGACTTTTAGAATGGGTGATGTATATCACATAGTAGAAAAATTTAGAGTAGGTGTAACAGCTTTAAAAACCCAAACTAATGAAGAACCTGAATCAGGAGAAGCAGAGTAAGATTGACTCCCTTTATTTACGAATGGCTAGTGTGTGGGCAGAAAATTCACACTGTAAAAGAAACAAAGTAGGTTGCTTGATTGTCAAGGATCGAAGAATAATATCAGACGGATATAACGGTACCCCGTCAGGTTTTATAAACGATTGTGAGGATTGCGATAACCGAACACTACCTACAGTTTTACATGCAGAAGCTAATGCTATCACTAAACTAGCTATGAGCACTAATAGCTCAGAAGGCTCTACACTTTATGTTACTCTTTCACCTTGTTTTGATTGTGCTAAACTAATCATACAAGCTGGTATAAAGAGAATAGTTTATTCGGAAACTTACAGAAATACGGATTCCTTTGAGTTATTTAGAGAGGCGGGAATCGAAATAATAAAAATAGAAATATAAAAATTTAGGAATTATGGCAGGAAAAGACA